GAAAAGCGTTGTTTGTACGTGCGCCACAGGTGGCGCAGTGCAAGAAAAGGACGCCTGGATCCGGGGAGTGATTGCGCCAGGAGTGGGGACGGGCGGGGCTCATGCGACCGCCTTGCGCACCAGCGACACGGTGCCGCTTTTGGCGTCGATGCCGACGTCGAGACCGTCCGCCTTGAGCGCGGCATGGCTCGCGTAACCCAGGCGCTTGGACAACATTTCGTAGAGCGTGGCGGCAGCCGCGGGCAGGTCGGCGTTGGCCTGGGTGAGTTGCGCGGCCATGGCCTTGGACGCGGCGAGCAGACGGCCGACGGAGTCGCGGGCTTCCTGGCAGGCCTTGAGCTGGCGGCGTTCCGCCTTGGTCATTTGCTCGGTCCGGATCACTTCTTTGATTTCGGCGGGCTTTGTTTCGGCAGTCGCGGCGGGGGCGGTCATGGTCGTCCTAGTGACTTTGTTAGTATGTTGTTATGGCAGAAAGATGAATATAATAAACCGATGGAATTAGCGGGTATTTAGTAATGTTCCCGTATATACATTATCATTCATTAAACTTTGTTAGTACCGACGCGGCAAAGGCGAGCGAGGTCCTCCGTCGTCATGCCAAGGCCGCGGGCCACGCTCGGCATCTTCTTTTTTTGCACGCCCTTATGGCCGCCGGTAGTATGCAGACAGACCCAATGTCCGGACACGCCGAGAATTTTCCCGACTTCTTCCTGGGTGCGGGTGAGAAGTAGCTCCTCAAGCGCATGGCGCAGGCTCTTGGGCTTGGGTTTACTAAATGCGTTAGTGGCCATGGGCGGCTCTCGTTGCTGGTGTGATGGCCCGAATAGAACTAACTTTTTTAGTATGTCAAATCTTCTTTTGCTTTCGGTGCTTTTTGTTGTTAAATAGGAATCGTGGACACGGAATCCACGCGAACCAATGCACGGAAGCAAGGACGCTATGAACAAAGAAACATCGAGAGAATGGGCCGAATTTACTAAAAAAGCCATGGAATTGGCGGGCGTTTCGCAAGTCGACCTCGCGAGGAAGCTCACCAAGAAACTCGGGCGAACGATCACCCAGGGCGCTCTCCAGGCCCGGCTAAATAATCCCAGGTCACAGCCTCCGAAAGATGACGAGCTGCGCGCCTGGGCCGATATTTTACGATTAGAAGGGTTCCATCGGCAGCAATTCGAAAGGCTGGCGCTGTTCACCCGCACCCCCCTCCCGATTCGCAAGGAACTGATGACAGTGGAAGACCGCGCCGAACGATTAGAAAAACGTGTGTCTAACCTGGAAAAACAGGACCTAGACCTTCGCCGGCAACTTGCTGATGCGCGCCTCCATTTGGCGGAGGCGACTAGCAAGGCGGAGGCTTTGCTTGCGAAGTTCGCCGATCTGGAGCACTGACCGTTGCTGACTAACGTCCACAATTTCCGTGCGGACAAAAATGTCGCCAAGGCTAACGCCAAGGCTCTCGACATAGAGAGCGCTGGACCGGTCGGTGGTCGCTTCCTGCGTGTCCTGCACGTTTTGCGCCATATCTTCCATGCTCTCAACGGTTAGGGGTGCCACTGCAAATTGCAACACCCTTCTAAGATCGCTGATAAACCCCCGGGAAAAACCACATGCGCCCCCTTCTCCTGCTGCTCCTCCTACCACTGCTCTCCCTCACCGCCTGCGGATCCAAGGACAAGGACCGCGACGACACGCCGCCGCCTGATCCTACCATGGGTCCCGCGCTGCCAGCCGAGGAGGTCCCCCTCCTGCCGGTTGCAAACGGCTGAGCCACAAAACAACAAACCCCCGACCTTGCGGCCGAGGGTTGTGTGGGCCGTACGGAGACGCGCCCGAATTATTCGTAGCTAATGTGCACCGCGTGCTCACTGGCCGCTACCGCGCCGGTATCAGCCACGGCGATGCCGGTGGTGAGCGCGTAGGCGATGCCGGTGCTCAGTCGCAGCCCGCGGGTACCCAACACGATGGACTGCACAGAGGCGGGCGGAATCGCCAGGGTCAGCACCGGCGTATCGGTGCCCACGGTAGGAGCGCTCGCCTTGTTGTAGAGCTTGAAGTAACGCACCGCAGCGTTGACGTTGCTCACCACGATATGGTTGACGGTCCCCGCCGAAGCCTTCACCGAGGTTGCATTCGTGGTCGCCGCACTGATGAGGTGGTGAGTGGTGCCGGCGCCGATGTCCTTAACCCATTGCTCACCGAGCGAGCTGTATTGCGGGACGATGTAGTCGCCGGCCGCTGGGGTTTCCGCGGTGGGGACGTCGCGCCGAACAGCGAGGATGGCGACACCGGTATCGGTCGCGCCGATCGCCGAGTCGCGCGCCTTGCCGATTGATGTGCCGCTCGTGCCGCCCGTGCCCAGGTTGACCGTAAACGCGGTATTGTCCGACGCGATCGTCACGCGGTGCGAACCGGTGCCAGTCGTGCCGTTGCCCATCAAAGGAGTGACACCGTTGATTTGCGCGACGTTCACCGATTGATTGGCCGCAAGGCTTATCTGGCTGGTCGGAATGTCGGTCGGACGGTCGCGAGCGACTGCGATACCAGTAGCGGTTCCCGAGGTGTAGGCGGTGACGCGAACCCGAATCCACTGAGCAGTGACCGGGATGACCCATTGCCCTACAGCCGTTGCCGAGGTGACGGTCGCGCCGCCTCCGATGGGGAACGCCTGAATAGACGAGTAAGTGGTGTCATCATTCGACCCCTGAAAGCTGACGGTGGCCGTCCAGGTTCCGGTGAGCTGAACTTCCAGCTGGCGGGCTTCTAGACACTCAACCTTGATGAGGTCGGTGTTGTTGGCGGCGACCGAGCCCATGGTGTAGGTGACAGTTGGCTGGTCGGGACGCACGGTGGCAGCGGATGCCAGCGGAACGAGCAGGAGCGCCATAAGCAGCGCAGCGAGTGGACGAAGAAATCTCATGGGGTGACTTTCTTGGTAGCGGCCTGCACGCCGATGGCGATGGCCTGATCGATGAGAGAAATTTGCCCCGGAGTCAGCGCCTTGACCACGTCGGCATGCTCGCGGTTCAAGGATTCCGCCAGCTGGATGGCGGCGGCGCCGGCAAGAGCGCCAATAGGACCGCCGACCGCTTGACCGATCGCGGGAGCCGCGGCACGAATCAGCTTGGACGCAATGCCCAGGGCGATGCCGCCGGTGGTCGGATCGCCATGCGCCGCGGTGTCTTTGGCGATCTCCAGGCACGCAGCGAGAGCGCTCTCCGGGTTGTCGATCCAGTCTTGTGCGGTTGGGATCTTCATGGTTTCACCAGGGGGTGGCCAACTGCCGTGGCAATGGCCTGCGCATTCGCGCGGATGGCTTTTATTTGTGGGCTGTCGGGCAGGGATTGGGCGGCCGCATCGATGGCCGCGGCGCTGTTGGCGATGTCGGTCTCCGCTTGACGTGAGACGCAACCGACACACACGAGCGGGAGCAAAAGCAGGAGCAGGGCTAGGCGTCTCATGGCTGTGGGTCCTTGGGTTTGTCAACGCGCTTGGCGCCGCCGGTGACGTCGTGGTCCTTGGCGACGAGACCAAGCAGGGTGGCCAAGATCAGCGAGGCGGTCATCACTGACTCTTGAGTGAGCCAGCCATTTTGTAGGCACACGGCCAAGGGGATGGCGCAGAGCCCCACCAGTGTGGTCTTGTAGTTGGCTAGGCGCTTCATGGGTTATTCTTTCACAACAGGGGTAAGGGCAGAGGTCTCGCCGCTGCCACCATGTCGCGGCGCGGGCTGAGTGTCAGGATCGTAACGACGGAGGACTCGCACGGCCCAGCGCGTGACCTCTTTGGTGTCGTCGAGAATCGTGGCGATTTGCACCGCTCGTTCGCTGGCGCGGATCTCGCGCGCTTCTGCCTTGGCGACATCGGCGTCAGACTTGCTGACCATGAGATCCTTCGTTGCCTTGATCTCCGCCTCGATGCGGAGGTTGCGCTCCTCGCACTTGCGATTGCCAACAACGACCATGCGCCACAGGGCAAGCACGGCAGCGCAGAGCGTGGTGCCAACTGCGGCGGCGATGATGAAGGGGACGGGGTCCACTACTGTTTCCTGACGCGAGCACGGAGGGTTCCGGACGCGAGGTCTAGCGCGCCACCAGATTCATTCTGAAAGCGGACACTAACCGTGTTGACCCCCGAGACCCAGGCTGTCACGGAGATACCTTGGAGGTCCAGGGAGAATGCCGCCTCCGCAAAATCCCCTAGTGCAGCCCCTGTCACCGTGACGGTGGTGGTCGCCCCCGCACCGTCTGCGAGGTTAGGCGGGTCATAGGTGGCAGACCCCTGGAGGACGGCGCTCACCGTCAGTTCCTCAACCCAGCCAGCGTTGGTGTAGAGCCAACCGAGGCGAAGGTGGCCATTGGTAACGACAGCAGGATCGCAGTACTGCACTCGCATGCCGATGGTTCCGGTCCACGTAGGCGCATCGAGCCCGAGGTCCTCGGAACCACCAGGAGAGACCTTCAGGCCCGTGGCAACGTTGTTGAACTGGTTGCCCCACATCTCCCCCTGAGCGTTCCCGGAGTAAATGCAGTAGTTGCCAGCGTTCACGTTGTAGAAAACGTTGCCCTTCACCACGACCTTGGTGTTGCTGATCAGATCAAGCGAGGGAGAAGAATTGCCAATCAGGTGATTGTTTTCTATGATGATCGGGCCGGTGTCCCACGAGCGAGCAAAGATGTGCGCCGTCCCCGAACCACTGACGCGATTTCCTGAGATGCGGCAGTCCGCGAGGTTGTATGATCCGTCGCCGCTCGCTAAGTTGATCCCTATTTGAGAGGCCCGCACATTGTTGTTTGTGATTTCAATACCCGATGAATCAGTGGTGCTCTGGATGTCCACCCAAATTCCATGCGTGCTGCCGTCATGAACCATATTGCCATCAATTTTCAGGTTAGTCAGAGGCCGAGTGGGGCCAGCATCCACCTTAATTCCGGCGCGCGCCGCCCCACGAATCACGTTGTGGGCGATCACGCTGTCGTGATTCGACTCGATCGCGCTGCCAGTGCCCTGAAAGGAGATGCCTACCCGGCAATTGTGGATCGTGTTCCCAATGCAGTTGTACCGAGCGCCTTCGCTGATGGCGATGGCAGCCTTCACCAGAGTAACATCGGCAACGCTGGTCTGGTTGTAGATCCAATTACCCATGACCGTCATGTCGATAGAGCCGAGCAAGTACATGCCGGTGTCGCGGCAGCCGATGATTCTATTCCCAATGATTGAGCCGTAGCGCGGGGGAAGGAAGTTGTTGTAAGCAACGATTGTGTAACAACCGGAATCGTCAGTAAAGGCGGCATCGGAACCGACATCAAAGATGGTGTTGTTGGCGATGCTGAATCTCTGGATGTTTCCAAACATCACGCTCAGGCCCTTGCAATAGGTGCAATAAGCCGTGTTCCCTTCAATCCTGATGTCTTTCAGCCACCCATTTGCGTTGGAGTTGTGGCCCCATATGCCAATGCATCCCTGTGGGATGGCGACCGAGGTTGGACCGCGAGCGTTGCCGGACAGGGATTCAAAGGTGCAGCCGGTTACCGAGATATTGCGCATGCCGTAGGTGCCAGCGAGGTTCTCCGCGTACACCCACGAATCGCCCTTGAAGTTGGTGAAGCGGCAGTTTTTGACGTGATAGCCTTCCAGCTCCGCAGATGCTCCGGTATTCACCCATGACAGCGCGATGCCGTTGATGAACCCGCTTGCTTGGGAGTTTCCGTACATCCACAAATCGCGTACCTGAATGTTGCTTTTGTTGACCCATCCAAAAATGTAATTGCAGACGGTCGTCCCGGTAACCACCAGCTTGCTGACGCCGTTACCTTCGCCGAATACCAGGACGTTCCCCGCCGGCATGGTGAAGGGAGACGAAGCCAGGGTTGCGCTGGAGAGGTTGTAGGTTCCAGCCGGAAAATAGAGCGCCTTCCCGCTGGTGGTGGCTGCTACGGCGAGCGCGACCGCAGCGGTGTCGTCCGTGACGCCATCGCCGACAGCGCCATAGGCCGGGTCTTTTACGTTGATAACGGAAAGCCCAAGAGCGTAGGCCCCTGAAAGCCCGAGGGTAGTGCGCGCCTCTGACGCGCTGGTGTCGTCAATGAGCGACTGACCAAACACGGACGCGGTCGCGTTGGTGACAGCGCCGACCGATGCGTTGCCAGACGAGTCAAATACCAGGGTTTGATTGGCGCGGTTCGCCGCGTTGTCGTCAATCTTGGTGACGCTATCGCCGCCCGCTTCCAAGTACGGGATCTTGATGGCACGGTCTACGTCGCCCTTGAGCCGGATAATCTCATGAGACAAGCGATCGAGAGCGTTGGCAACCGATGCCGCATTGTACGGACCACCTACGGCGGGGCTGAAAGTCTGTGTGTAGGGAATGCCGCGCTGCAGCGAGAGCTTGTAACCGTTGGTCAGGTTGCCGGCCGTCAGAGTGATGGTGGCCAAGCCTGAAGCGTTCACGACCGCGGAGTAATCGACTCCGAGTGCAAGCTCGACGTCCTGGCCGTCCGCGGACTGTTTGAAGACCCGCAACTCAGTCGTCGCCTTGACCGGGAACGTGGTGGAATAGGCGGCTAGGGAGCCGTTGCCGACGTAGTCGGTACGGCTGACCTCGGAGCTGACCGCACCCCAAGCCCCGGAAACCACAAACAGGAACGCAAGGACGAAACGTAAGCGGCCTAGCATGTATGCACTCCGTGCATTCGACATAGCTTACTTATGCAAAAATGGAATGGATAACTAGCCGTTACTGTCGCGGAGCACCGAACAGAGCACGGCGGACGCCTTCCGCGTCACGTCCCTTGGCAAAGTCCTCGGCAATCGCATCGATCAGGCGGTTGACCTGGACGGCGGGGAGGCCGGTAAATACGCCGACCAGGGACGAGAGTGCCTTCGCGTCTCCCTTCCCGAGATCGCCGTCGAACACCTCGCCGATGCCCTTGGCCAGCGCAGCCACGCCACGGGTGCCAGCGGGACCGCTGTAGCCGAAATGCCCTTCGACCAGTCCCGAGGCTTCGCGCAGGCCGATGAGCATGCCCATGCCGTAGCTGACCTGCTCGCGGGCCAGGCTCTTGAGCCATTCCTCGTCGTCGCGCTCGTCGCCTTGTAGCGCCGACTTGATCAGGCTGGTGAGCAGCGCCGGCAGGGTCCAGATCAGCGCCGTGTCAGTAACCAGGCGCATCCACTTCCCGGCGTTGGCCGGGTCGCGGTAGACGCGCCCGATCGCTGAGCCCTGGAGGTTGGCCATCACGCCGAAATAGGAATAAAACGTGGTGAAAATCTTGGCCAGTTCCCCACCGCGCTCGATGCCCGACAGGTCGCCAATGCGCCCGCTGCCCTGCGTGTCCACAACCGTCTGATCAGCGACGGCGACGGCTTCCTTGTCGGCATCGGGACCGCTACGGCCCTCGGCTTCCGCTTTCTTGAGCGCCTGCTCATAGGCGCCTAGCCAGACGGTCGTATCCACGACGCGCTGCACCTGCGTCATGAAGTACCAGCCGGCATTGCGGACGGTGGCGATGCCGCTACCGGGCTGCACCTGGCGGGTGGCGTCGGCCACCTCGCGCATGAGCGTCTGACTACGATTGCGCATCGTGTCGGACTTGGCCGCGGCGAACTGGAAGCCGTTGTTGATGTCGCCGCTAAATAAACGCGCGACCCCCTGCGCCATGTAGGCGGGACCTACCCGGGTCAGCGCCGGCAGGAAGCCCGTCAAGTTCATCAGCGCGGACGTCAGGTTGAGACCGAACGTTGCCGCGCTGTTGTTGATGCGCAGCGCCTTGGCAAAGCGTTCAATAGCGTATCGCGCCGGCTGGTCACCGGTCGCAATGTCGGTTGCTGTGCGGACGAATTGGTCGAGCGCCCCGCGGCCATACCGGCCAATGATGGCTTGGCTTATTTCGGGATCACGCAAAAGCCGGTTCTGGTCGAGCGTCAGCTCGCGGTGCGTTAGGTCGTGGATCACCTCGGACAAGTGCTCGCCAATGACGCCGAAATCGAAGCGGAGGGCGAGGTCGTCCACGTTCATTGCGCGCAGCTTGGTGTGGCCGCGGCGGGTCTGCGCGTTCGCGCCGGCCGCCTTCTGCATCTCCTTGGCGAGCGCCATCTCGGCGAGGTTTCCCGCCTTGGTGCTCTTGGCCGGGTCGTACTTGATCGGGTAATATCCACCCGGTTGCACGCCTGCCTTGGTCACAAACGGAACCGCCTCGACCTTCTCCGGGGCGATGCCCTTGGTCCGCTGTTCCAGCGCGGCCACGTCGGACCAGTGCGCGTTGATCTGGCCAATGATGCCGTTGACCAGTTTCCAGTCGGCTGCGTCGAGTGAGTCAAGCACCGCTTGGGCATCGCCAGCGTTCCAACCACCACGGCCAAGCCACGACATGACGCGCTGACGGCCTTGCTGGTTGCCCCAATTCAACGCCAGGGCGATGCGCTGCTCCAGGGTCATGCGCAGACGGGTGCCGGGGATGTCGGCCAAGAACGCGCCGGTCTTCTTCTTCCACTCCTTGAACAACGCCGACAGCTTGGCCGACTCCGCAGCGCTGCGGGTTTCCTGCTCGCCTGCTGCTTCGTTACGGCTGCGGATCAGGTAGTCCCACACGGCGCCGCCGTCTTCGCCGCCGTCCATGCGTCGAGCGAGGAACGAATCCTTGCGGTGTGATTCGATGAATCCCACCATCTTGCCCGTGGCCTTACTGAGGAGGTCGTCGAATTGCCCATCGGGGCGCACGTTCGGCTGGTTGGTCACGATGCTGCCAACCACGGCGGCGCGGGCCTCGTCCAGCTCGCGGGACCGGCTCGACTTCAACAGCTTGTTTTTCAGGTTCGCCAGCTTCTCGATATTGCGGACGGCGTTGACCACCTCGGACTGTTCGGCGACGGACAGGTCCGACCAGTTGCGATTGCCCAAGTCGGCCACGACTTGCGGGTCGATGTCCACCGGCTCGCCGTCGTTCTGCTGACGCTCGATCCACGCCTTGAACGCATCACGGCGTCGCAGGCTGAGCGTTGAGGCACGGCGCAGCTTGAAGCCGTCGAGCACGGCGTCGATCTGCTCCAGGTATCCATTCGTCCGGCGATAGGTCGCCCCCTGCGGCTGAGCGGTCCACGCGTCGCGCGCTTCCTCTTCCTTGGCGTAGCTTCCCACCTCGGAGCCGTCCGGCGCGTAGACCGTCCACTCCCATCCGCCCGCCTTGCCGATGCGCTCACGCTTGGCGATGGTGTCGAACGTGCGCAGGTAGGAGCGTCCCGACTCGCTCGCTTCCTTCGCGTCACGAGTGGCGCGGTAGAGTTCCATTGCCAACGCTTCTTGCGTCTTGGCGCGGTAGGCTTCCGCCCACTGCTGACGGGCAGCGGCGTCGACCACACGGCGCGCGGCTTTCGCGGCGGCGATCCGGTGCTTGTCGGGTGCCAGCTTGTAGGCGACGATTTTGGACACCTGATCGCGCGCCACCTGGCGCAGGACTTCCATGGGTGCTGGCGTCTGACCAGCACGGCGTCCCAGCGCGTTGAGCTCACGGCGGAACAACTCGGCGCGGTGATCGGTCATCAGCGACGCACGGGCCTTCTCTGGCAGGTCCGCCATGGGGTCCGGGTGCCGGCGCTTCATCTCGGCATCAGTCTCGGCCTCGATGGTCGTGTCGCGGTCAGGCGCGGCGATCATCTGCTCGATCATCGCATCACCGGACGGGAAGCCCCACGCGCGGGCGATCTGTTCGACCGGCTGGCCGTTCTCGTTGGCGTAGACGTAGGGCCCACCGTTGGCCTTGCGACCGGGACCGGGCAGCTTCTTGAGCACCGCCTCGCCCCAGGTGTTCACCAGGTCCGCGCGGTCTAGCTTGGCGCCCTGCATCTCGTCCGGTAGCTTGGTGCCGTCCGGCAGTTCGCCGCGCTGCAGCATGGCAATAACTTGATACACCGGGCGCTTGTCCACCTCGGCGGCAACGTCGGCGCGCACGTTCACGCGTTCAGCGGCGAGCGCCTGCCGGCGATCTTCTGACAGGTCGGCCAGGAGATCGCCCTCCATGCGGTCCTGTGTCGCCTGTCGGCTGGTGTCCACGGCGGTCGCGTAGGCGTTCCATTCCTCGTCGCTCGGGAACGACTCGCGCGGCAGGAGCGCGTCCATGTTGTGTTCTGCCTCCACGGCGTCCGTCGCCTCCTCAGCGGCAACCAAGCGGTCGAACACGTCGCGGATCTCGGGCGTCAGTTCCACGCGCAGGTTGCCGACGCTCTTGTATATCGCCACCATCCACGACTTGATGCGTGCGAAGGCGCGGCGGAGGTTCGATTGCGGAGCCACGCCTTCCATGAGGTACCGCTCGAAGCCACGCGCAAACGTCTCGTGCTGTTCTTCGGTGATGCTCGCGGAGTCTTTCGCTCCCAGCCATTTGAGAATGGCGGCGTGATCTGCCTTTATTGCATCGCTCGCCCCTGGCGCCGCGGCAAGATCAGCGAACAGCTCAAGGAACAGATGGCCGTTCTCGTGGATGAAACTTGTCTCGTCTGCCGTGCGGAACAGGTTGATATTGAACAGGCGACCAAGGCGACGCTCCTTCGGGAATTGGATGCTGGCGCGGCGGTCTTTTTTGCCGGGCTGTTCGAGTTCGGCTTCCCCCTCGCGGACGATGCGGAGTGTGCTGTCCTGGTCGCTTTCCGCCCCTGGCTTGTAGTGGCGTCCGCGGCGCAGGCTCCGGAACTCCCCGGCTTTGGTGGTCTCTATCACATCAATGATGCGCGCCGGCCCTTGCGTGGTCTTGTAGCGAGAACCGTCCTCGGTTACGACGAACGAGCGAGCGGCGGCGGATGTCTCGCGCGACTTCTCGATCGTCTCAAAATCCGGGGCGACCTGCCACGCCTCCACTCCGACCACCCTCATGTGTGGGCTGACGTGAATTGCGATGGTTGAACCAGGGGCGACCGACAGCGACTTGATCCACCCGGCAATATCCTCTGGGCTGGTCAGTGCTACGCCGAGATCGGCGCGGAAGAACGATTTCCCGCCATCATACGACCCCCTTTCACCCTCTCCATTGCCAAGGCCGACGCCATGATAGAAAGTGTCTCCGTTCAAGACGAGCCCGTCGAACGTCGCGCCGCGCTCCTCAACCTCCGCGGCGATTCGGCTATAGACGGCACGGTCGGCCTTGCTCGGTGCCGGATTGCCGCTTGGGTGATTGTGTGACCACACCATGCGGTCTCCAGCCACCATGCCGATCGAGTCGAGCAAGGAGCGGAGTTCGCCCCCCTGGGCAATGGTCGCCGAATCAATGGTCCCGACCGCCCATAAGCCGTTGCGTTTGACGATTCCATCGGCGCCGATCAGGAGCCAGGTGGTGCGCTCTGCGAATGGGCTGCGGAATGTCGCCAGGAGTGCCGCGGCATCACGTGGCGTGTTCACCACCGCACCGGCGAGCGGTAAAACATTGGGGATGCGATCCTCGACGTAGTCGGCAAGGAGGCGCGTTAGGCGATCACCTGGTCCAATGCTTCCGCCATGGCCATTAAAGATCTTGACGAGCGCTTCGTCATCGAGCGGCTTGGTATCGCCGCGAGCTAGCTCCCGCTCTACTTCGCCTTCTGGCGTGAGGAACGTTTGCTGTCCAGGGACGTCGTACGCGCGGCGAGGCGAGTCAACGCGATTGCCCTGGGGCTGCCCACGGTCACCTTGCGGCGCTTGTCCAGATGGTATGTCGCCGGGTCTTCCATCTTCCAAATGGTACACCCCGGCCCCCTCGCGGGCAAGCGACGCCTGAGACGCTTTCTCGGTTTCCTGCACGAGCTGCGCCCATGCCGCGTCCCCGCCAATCGGCGTGCGGTCGCCGGTGGCCTTGCGCCATTGCTTGAGCAGTGCCTCTAGGTCCAGGCGGCCGGACTTTGGGGCATCGACTACGGCGGCACCTTGCGCCGCTTCCGTCTGCCGCTCCTCGTACTCGGCGAGCTTGGCGCGGATTTGCTTGTTGCTCATCGACACGTCAGCACCAGCGGCGCGGATGGCTTCGGCGAGGGTGTCGAGGGATTCTAGAAGATCGCGCCCCTGCTCGCTCTGGCTGGCTTCCTCGGCGGTCGGGATCTCCTGCTTGCGCACGCGCTCAATCATCGCATCGAGTAAGTCGAACTTTTCGCCCTTCAACGCGCGCTGAATCTCGCCACGGACGCGGACTTTTACGATCTCGGCGATGGTCTTGCCTTCGCGCTTGGCCAACTGCTTGACGCCTGCAGTGAGCGTGCGGACGGAATCACGGAGCGCGCCACGGTCGACGGTCTGCGGCGCGGCGGCATCGGCCTGCTTGAAGGTTTCGGTCTCGAACTCGGCAGCCTCGGCGGTAAGCGGGTCGGCTTCGTTGGTGGTGGTTTGGGCGCGGGCTTCGTTCTGCAGCGCCTTGAGCGCATCGGGGGCGCGGGCGGTGAACTCCTCGCCCTCGGTGGCGGTGGTCGCGGTCGGCTTGCGGCGGGCGTGTGCGATCAACTTGCGTAAAGACTCGTCCTTGGCGGCAGTCTGTAGCAGGGTCGCGGTCGACACCTGGAGCTGTCCGCCCATGGCCAGGGCGGTAGCGTATTCCTGCGACACGCCAAGGGTGGCAGCAGCAGCGGCGGGATCGTCGAACACGGCGCGGAATTGCTCGGCGTCGATGAAGGTGTCGGCGCTCGACTGGCCAAGGGTGGTTTCGAGTAGCGCCTTGACCTCGGCGGGGCTGCGCTCGTTGGTCTTGGATTCGGCGAGTTGGTCGACCATCCGCTCCAGGCGCTCGGCGTGCACCTCGGCGCGGCGGGCCTCCTCGCCGTCTTGGGCGAACTTGTCGGCAATGGTGGCCGGTAGGTTGAACGTACCGCCAGCAACGCCGCCAACGGTCGCGGCGACGGTCAGGCGACGGAACAGCTTGTCAGGATCCAGGGCGGTCGGATCGGCACCGGTTGCCACTTCGCGGACAGCGTGCGCCCATTCGGTGACGGCTTCCTCGGTGGCTTCCATCCCGGCATCGGTGAGCAGAGACTTGACGGCACCGCGCCAGCCTTGGGCGGCAACGTCAGAGCCGGGGATGATCGCACGCTCCAAGCCGGTGCGACCGAACGCGCCAGGGACGGCGGTTTCGACCAGCCATGCGAGGGCACCATCGACGGCGCCGTTGTCCTGGCCTTCGTTCAGGCCTTCGCGGATGGCCAGCGGTTGCACGGCACCGGCAACCTGCACGGCAGTCGTGGTGCGACGGGCAACGGTGCGTCCGACCACCTGTGCCACAGCAGCGCGGGCGCGGGTCATGCGGACCAGGGAGTCGACGCCCTTGGCGATGGGTCCGCCTGCGATCATCAGCGGAGCGTCAGCGATCAGCCCGCCGACACCGCGCTGGACATCACCGAACCACCCTGGGGCATTGACCATGGAGGCGTCGATTATCTCGTCGCCAGCGCGGTCGTACTCAGTGCGCGTGCCAATCGCCCGTTGCGTGCTCTGGATCGATTGGGCAGCGCCGGCCATCAGGTTCCCAACCCAGCCCCATTCGCGGTCGTAGTCCTCGGCATTCATGGTGCTCTGGATCTCGCGGGCGAGATCACGATCGCCACGGGCCGACAGGTGGTCGCTCAGCTCGCGGAGATCCTTGAACACCTCGGCTTGTGAGCCGTCGCCGATCGGGCTGATGATGGTGTCGCCGTCGAATAGGTAACCGGGCGGCAGGATGCCGGTGGGATCTTCGCCGCTGATGGCACGGGCTGACACATCGATCTGGCGCAGGCTGTCGACGTCGTCGTTGCTGATGGCGGCGCGGTCGGGGTGGCTCAGCCAGTCAGCCAGTTGCGGGTGGGATTGGCGCAGGGCGTCCGGGTCGTAGGTCTTGCGGAAGCTGCTCGCCACCTCGTCGAGGTTGTTTTCCACCAAGTCCACCGGCAGGTTGGCCACCTTGGCCAGTTCGACGGCACGGGCGCGGGTGTCGGGGTTAGCGGTCTTCGCTAGCTCCATCGACACCTTGAGCACCTGGCGCTGCGATCCGGCGACTTGTGACGCTGCCGCCTTGAACGGGTTGGCGTTCGCTTCCTGGTCTAGGCGCTTGTTTTCGTCGGCGATTTGCTGCGCGGCGGTGCTGAACTCGTTGGGCATTACGGGGCCTTGCTGACGGTCGCGTTGTAGGTGCTGAGGATCTGGTCCTCGGTCGGGTTCTCGATGCCGGACTCGCGCAGGGCTTCCACCGCCAGCGGCATTGACTCGGCTGGAACCTGTGCGACAGAGAAGGCGCGGCGGTCGGCGCCGGCATCCTCAAAGGCGCGGACCTTGGTCTCGCCGTCTACGCCAACGCCAGCCATGCCAGCTAGCCCAACCGTTAAGAAGTTGGTTACCTTGCCGGCAGTGCTGGCGGCAGCCTTGCGGTTTTCTTCGAGGATTAGACGCATGCCGATGGTGCGGATGCGGTCGTTGTCGAGTTTGTCGAGTCCGCCCTCCGCGAGGATGGCCTTGTCGAGCTGCGTCTTGAAAGCCACGGCTCGCGGGTCGAGCTTGCCGTCCGCGAGGTTGGGATTGATGTCGATAGAGCGCAGGATGCCGTTGGCCACGTCCTCGGAGCTCAGGAGGCCACGCGCGGGCTTGCTGTCCTTGGTCGCTGAACCGATCCGGCGGGCGTTCATGTCGGCCTGCAGTTCGATCATTGCTTGACGCTCTGGCTCGCTGATGCGTCCGCGGTACAGCTTGAGGTCTTCGCGCATGAATGCGTCAGGAGTCACGGCGGCGGCATTGCGGAGCGCGTAATACGAATCCGAACCGGCCGGAACCGCCTTGCGTGCGGCAGCGCGGGCGGCGGTTGCGCGCAGCTGGTCCTTGTCGGCTTGCTCCAGGGCGGCGGCATCGCGGTGCTTGGCGATCAGGTCCTCGACATCGGCACCGGCATCGACCTCCTTGGCGATGCTCTCAAAGGCGGCGCCGCGCGCCTCAGCAAGGGCGACCTTCCGGCGTGCGAACTCCTGCGACACCTTCACTTGCACGCGGTCGCGGAGGTCGGCGTCGTCAATCGTCTTGATCATGCGGTCGGCGTCGGCCGGATTCTCAGCGTATCCGCTTTTAAAGATGACGTCCGTGTACTCCTGCGCCTTCTGGTTGAGACTACCGGCGCGGATCTTTCCCTCCATCTGCACGCGCGTGCTCTTGTCGAGGCGGTCGCCGTAGCGGGCGAGGTAGTCCTCCGCGGTTTTCCAGTTTGACCCCTCGATCGCATTGGAGATGGCAGCGCCGTAGAGGCCGGCGGCATCCTTGCGGTGCTCCACCTCCAACGTCTGACCATCCATGCCGAGGTGCTGACCGAGGCGCTGACGCTCAACGCGGCGCATGCGCTCCGCGTATTCGAGCGCCGCGGGCGATCCGTCCTCCAGCGCATCAAGGCCGAGGCGCTCGATCGAGCCGTTGAACGTGTCGGCGGTGTATTTCTTGGCCTGCTCGCGGGTGTGCCCCTGGATCTGTGCGTCGGTCTGCAGCCACCGACGATCCGTCAGCTGACGGAAACGCTCCTTAGAACCTGGGCGGGTGAGCTTGGCTTCCAGCTCGTCGCGGCTCTTATCGTGGTCCTCGCGGGCGACCTTCGGGAGATCGAGCGCCTTGCTCCCGGTGCGCGTGAGATAATCTGCGCGGCGATCGTTTTCTTGGTCCACAAATTGATTGAAGGCGTCGAGGGATTCGACCTCGTCGCGCTTCCTCTCTTCCTCTTGGCGCAGCTGGTTAGCCTGCGCTATGCCGATAACGGCACGGCGGGCACCATCAGCAATGGGAGCGCCAAAAGCGTCAGGCGACGCCATCGCCGGGTTGGCGAGCGGTGCATCGATGGGGCGGCGTCCGACTTTCAAGTCGCCGTACTGCTCAATTTGCGGGCCGGGCATTACGCGTCCCCTCCCTGAATCCGTGGGCGGTCGAACTGGTAGTAGGTCCGCGCGCTGTCACCGAGACCGCCAAGGAGCTGACCGGTGGCCTGGTTGCGGCCGGCGCGATACGCGTAGCGGCCAGCCTGACGCATGTTGCTGGACTGCGACCGGATGCCCCACGCCTCGTCATAGGCGTTTTGCTGCGCCTGCGCGGCGTCATGCGCACCCATGACCAGGGTGTCGTTGGTCAGGTCAACCGGGACGCCGGTGGACACGTCGAGGCCCTGCGCCGCGGCCTGCGCCTGCTGACGGCCAACCATCGCGCGAGTGCTGCGGTGGATGCGGCGAACATCGGCGGCGCCACGTTCCAGTGCATCGTTCGCCTGATTGTCAAGCAGGTCGGCGTTGCGGTTGGAAATCTTGCGCTGCTCGCTGGCTGCCCTGTTCTGTGCATAGGCGCCATATGCCGCGGGTGCCGCGGTTGCTGCTACAAGTGCGGCCTGCATTATTTTTCTCCGATGCTGACTTGAGGGTAAACGCCGAGAATGGTGGTGGGCAAGCCGGACGCCTGGCGTAGATAGACGCGTCCGGTGGGCGTGGAATGGCCGAGGTTGGGCACGGTGAGGCGACCAGTGTAGAGCGCGCCCTCGTCGTGCTTCCGCTCGCGCTCCTTCCATTCGCCGTTGTAGGCCTGCAGCTTCCGGACGGACACACCGACCTGGAGGCCGAGGGTGTTCTCCACGCGCACGGTCACCTGGCCCACGGTCTTGGTTACGTCGGTCCAGGTTTCGCCGTCCGGGTTGTCCGCTTCCAGGGTGATGAGGTCGGCCAGGATTTGCAGACCCCACACGACCAGAACGCCAGGGGACGACAGAGCGAACGAGCCATTGGTCACCGTGAACGGCCCCTGGGGGAATCCGTCGACCACGGCGTAGACCTCGCGCCCTTCCAGGTGCCAGGCGTCGGTGATCGAGGCCACCGACTGCGACCAGTCGCTTGTGGTGTACGGCAACGTGATCGGGAACGGGACGAGGTCCTCCTCCTCATCGGTCGGCTCAATGTCGGCGCCGTTGGGCGCTCCCGTGTCGCGATCGAGGCAGCCGGCGACGTCGCAGCGAACCGATACGAACGCCTGAAACTGCGTGTTGATCTGGTTGATGGTGCACCACAGGCGCTCTCCGTCCGGACCATACAGCAGAATGGTGCGGCCAAGATCCGGGGAGGCGTCGCCCTCGGTAAACGGCGAGGTGCCGCCGGTCGGCTCCAGCCACCAGCTGCCGTCCGCTGCGTACGTGGTGTCATAGTTGAGGCGGTAGGTGTTGCCTACGTCCTCGTTGGCATCCTCCTCGAAGCGGTAGGAGTCGAGGAACTTGCCGTCGCACGCGTGGCTGATCTGACGGCTGGCCATGCGCTCGATGTAATAACGATCGCCGAGCCCGGTGCCGAAGCGACGCACCACCAGGTACGTGATCGACTCGCCGTTCTCTGGAACGGTGCACATGTCGACGATCTGGTCGCCGTCTCCGGTGTCGTGACGACTCCAGCCCCACACGTCATGCTCGCGGAGGTAGGTGAACCCGAGCATGGAGCCATCATCACGGGCAGCCCACACGATGCTGGCGGGGTCCTTGGCGTAGCTCCAGGCGATGATGGTGTTGTTGTCGAACAAGTGCCGCGAGTAGACGGTCAGGTCCTTGGAATTGAAATCGTCGCCGGTTCCGGGGAGGATCTCGTTGACCACCTTGCCGGTCGCCTGGACGTACAGCACCGCATTGCCGATGGCGATGGGGGCAACGTCGCCGAGGCCATGCTCCGCGCGCTTGCGCGGGTTGACACTGCCCGGGAGCAAGGCGCCGGACTGGTCGCCTTCCAGGGTGAAAACAGCCGACTGAGTAAAGACCATGCAGCGCGACATTTCGAGAATGTGACGGACCGCCTGCACCTTCTCCGAGCGCATGACCCACGAAAAGGAATCGTTCTCCTGTATCGGGTTGCTCTTGGTGAAGTTGTAGAGGAGTGCCGTGCGGCCTGCGTCGATGCGCTCGATGTTGTTGATGGAACCGCCGGCAAGTAGGCGCTGCTGGAAGAAGGCCACGCACGTCGGGTAGTCGCCGGTGACCGCAAATACGTCGCGGTCGATTGGTGGCGTATCGAACGGCTCGACCTCGTATCCGAGATCCTGAAAAGACGCGGTTGCGCTGGTGCCCACGTAGCCAAAGATGCCGTTGATCTCGCGGTAAATATTGTATTCGAGAGCGCCGGCCACAGCAGACCAGGCCACCGTGATGGGGCTGCCCGAGCTTGGTGCCGCGAGCGATGCGGTCATCACGTTGTTGTGCTGAACGTCGCCGGCAGGGGCCACAGCGGCGACCACGCCACCGCCGAGGGTGCTGCCGTCCAGCGTAAAGGTCGTCGCGCTGGTCACGGTGATGGGGTAGACGACACCGTTCAAGAACGTGAATCCGGCCTGCACGATGTCGGCGAAGATGACGCGCTCGCCGGTGGCATAGAGATGATTTGTCGTGGTGGTGACCTCGACAGGCAGCCCGCCACCCTTTTGGATGCCGGCGAAGGCCTTCGAGTTTCCGTAACCCGGGAATGACTCCTCCAGCGTGTCGGCATCGACCGCGGTAACCTGATAACGCGTGGTCACTGCACCGGCGCTGCCAGTGAGGGCCCCATCGATCGGGCCATCAATCGCCGGCTCGAACACGACCGCGGACAGGGTCCACGTCGGGCCAGCGGTGCGCTCCAGCTTGTAAACCGGGTACGAGGAGTGAGAGAAAAACATCACGTCAGCGGACTGTGCAAAACGGATCTGCCGCAGGTCGGCACCGGCCCATGGCGCAGTGATGCGGTAGACGCCCGCCACGGTCCCACCACTCGTCCATGCCGTGTAAGCGGTGGCGTCGACATCGGCGCCGGTCTCCTCCTCCAACTCGATGGTGGTTCCACTCAACACGACAGCGCGGAAAAAGCGCTTGTTTAGCTGGGTGGTTCCTTCGACGCCATCAATCCAGATCAGATCGCCGGTGGTGCGTCCGTGTGCGCCGGTCGTGGTGACCACGCACGGGTTGGCCAGTGACACCGCGCTGATGTTGACCCCGGTGGCGAGCTGTGGTTCTCCCAGGCTGATGATCGAGAGCTTGAGATCCTCTAGCACGATCACGTAGGACTGGTCATCGCTGAAAACAAACGGCAAAATGCGCGGCGGAGATGGCGCGGTGAAATCGTGGCAGGGACGGACAAAGCCCGACCCCGAGCGGTTCTGTGCGGCGCCCTCCAGCGTCGGCACGAGGTTGCGCATGCGGTAAGCACCGGTCTGGTACTTCACCTGATCGACGCGGGCGCCAAGGCGAGGGCTCACCTCGCCAGCGGAAAAACTACGATACGTCAGGGTTGGCATGGCTCAGTTGCGGCGGGAGACGTAGGACGAGGGTGGGCGCGGCTTGTTCATCTCCTCGCGACGGGCTACGCCCTTGGCCTTGGCGTCCCATTGTTCGAATAGGGCGTAGCAATCGCCGCGAACATTCCCCGGGCGCTTGAGCGGTCCGGCGATGTTGGAAGCGAGCAGGAACGACACGGCGTTCGCGAAGTGACTTGACCACTCGCCGCTGTTGTTGGTCCAGTACGTCACCTCAGCGATGGCGTCCTCCAAGTCGGCGTAGATCAGGCGGCCGGTATCGTCCTGTCCCATGACAAACGGGACCGGGTCAGTCTCGGGTAAGCCAACGCCAGACACCAAGCGGCGCACGGCGAGCGTTTCGTTGGGGTAGCGGTAGGAATACGCCCAATCGGTGTTTGGGTCCTCCTCAACTAAACCAAGGATCACCTGCCGCGTGGACACGGGCCAGTGCGCACCTTCCAGCACGGTGTCGCGGCTGCGCGCGAACCAATCGCGGCAAACCTCCTCAAGCGCGCCACTACCGTCGAGGTCGGAAATTTTCTGACCGAGGCCGACGTGCCCGAGGGCCATGCAGCAAATGTCGACATCGGAGTAAACGGCCATTGGTTCCCTTCAATGAATGACCCCGGGGTGATGAAACGGCCCCGGGGTCACTGGCGGCCGTTGCCGCGGCTGATTGTTTGAACGCTTACGCTGCGGGCGGAGCCTTCGGCGGCTTCTTTGCCTTCTCCTCCGCAGCCTTCTTGACCTCGGCCACGCGCTTCTTTTCTTCCTCAAAGTTTTTGCGCGCGATCTTGGCGTTGCCGTCTGCGAGCTTCGCCTCGTTCTCGGCGGCATTCGCACGCGCTTCGAGCGCTTCGAGGTTCTTCTCGATCACGTCAAGCTGGATCGGGCGACCCTGCTCGTCGCATTCGATGAACCATTGCGCCTTGCTGCCTTCTGGCACCTGAAACACCTGGCCGACCTGAACCTCTACGTAGCCACCAGAGACATTCTTGTCCCCGCGAAACCCCCTTTTGATGGCTTTGACGAACATGGCGGAAACTCCTGGTGGTCAGACGGACGGAGAGAAACGAAACGGAAGCGGAGGCGGAGGCTTAGAGCGGGTCCGCCAACGCGACCCAATCGGCCGGCTTGTTGGTGAAAAACGCGGTGAGCTTACCAGCGGTAAAGGGGCCGGTGGCGACGGTGGCGTTGATGCCGATATAACGCTCGTAAGCGCCGGGCTGGAGCTTGACGACGTACTTTTTGCCGAGGGTGAGCGACGCCTTGGGGATCGCGGCGGGCGTGATCTTCTGCAGATCGGTGCCGCTGGCGAAACCGGAGTTGTCATCCGACTGGATGGCGAGATCGAGGGTAGCAGCACCGGCGGCGGTAAACGCCTCGGTCACCAAAACCACAAGGAACAAGTCCTTGCTTTTGCCGACATCGCGAGCGACCAGCAAGTCCGGCTTGGTGGTCAGGAGCGCGGACACGGTTACCGCGAGGTCTTCGCAGAACAGGAGGTTGCGGTCGATCTGCATGGCAGTGGTTCCTTGCGGGTGCTTTTCGACGCTGATCCCCTGGCACCATTTGATGCCAGGGGTCAGTGATTGCCCGGGTAGGGTCAGGCTTAGACGACGCGCGCCTCGGTGTTGAGGATCGAGTCGCACCGGCGCACCGGCAGGTCGTCGAAGGTGAGCACCTTCTTGCCGCCGACCATGGCGGTGGTGAGCCAGTTGTTGGCCTTGTTGTTGATCTGACGACGCAGGAACGACCGGATGGTCCGGTTGCAGTAGATCGACACGCGGCCGAGGGCGGTGGCTTCCTCGGGGAGCAGTTCCAGACCGCGGACGATCAGGTCGACCAGGTCAGCACCGGCGCTGGCGTTCTTGGTCAGGTCTGACACGTCGATGTTGCAGATACGGACCACGCCGCGCCAGTCGCGCAGGCTGTAGCCGGTGTCCCAGCCGTAGAGCGTGTGGAACGCACGGAAACGGCGGCTGTTGCTGTCAAACGAATCCTGTTCGCCGAGGTCACGTGCCGTCAGGCCGGCATTGCTTCCGCGCGGGTAGATCATGGTGCCATACAGCGGGTGCCAGGTATGGATCAGGATCGAGGTGTTGTCCGAGCCCACACCAGCGGCGTCGATGATGTTGTCGGCGTTCGCAGCGCTTAGGCTGTTGAAGCGAGCAAACACGCCGGTGAACTTGGCGGGCGCGGTCGATTCGTTGCCGTACAGCCAGGTGGCCATGACTTCGTTTTTGAGCTTCTGCCTGAACGGCATCTCTTCCGTCTCGCGCCAAGCAGCGTTGCCGCCTGCCTGTTGCGCGGCTTTGACGTCGATCTCCGAGCGCATTTCCAACATGCCGGTTGCATCGCGAACCTGCGCGGTGGTGCTGTTGGAGGGCTGCACGCCCTGGTACAGCTGGCGCCAGGTCGCATCGGGCAAGCCGGTGCGGATCGTGGTCAGATGGCCAGAGCCATCGTTACACTCCTCGAACGTCATATCATCGAGCGCGCCGTCCGTTTGGCTCAGCTGCTCGATGATCCGGCGAGCGATGCGGCCGTCCGGATCCTGGCGGAGTTGGAGATCGAGAAGGGTCGGGTTGCTCACGGGAAAACTCCAAACGTCTCACGACGCAGCAGGAGGTGAAGAAACGAAAGAGCGGCGCCGGTTAGCGCTTGGTCATCGAAGGGTACATTTCCTCGGCAGAAGCAGCGCGTTGCTTGCCTTCGCCGGTGGTTCCGGGTTGAACGAACTTGCCCTCGCCCATGTCGCGACCTGCGCGCATGAACAAACGGACCAAGGTGGGATGCACTTCGAGCCCGAACTGCTTCAGCTCGGCCAGCAGCTCGCCGTTGGGGTCGTACTTGGCAAGAAACTGGTCGGCCTTGGTGATGCTCTCGGCGTACTTCGGGCCACCGAACTCGGTGTCGGCTTTCAGCTGCGCGATCTTGTCCACGCGGGACTGTGCCATCTCGCGCGCCTGGGCTTCCTCATCACGCGCAATCACGGCAGCGTGCTGATCGAAAAACTTTTGCGCCTGCTCGGCGGTCAAGCCGGTGGCTTTGGCCATCTCACGGACGAACGCGATGTCGCCATCGGCGCCCTTGTAGTCGGCGGGCTTCTTGAAATCGAGCTTGTCGTAATCGACCGCGGCTACGGCCTGGCCGTTTTGGTTGCCAGCCTCACTTAATGCGGCGGCGATCGTAGCGGTAGCGCCAGCGGCAGCCTTGCCCTGCTCGCCCGAAGCAGCGGCACCGTTACCAGTGGAACCAGTCGCACCGGCAGCGGCGGAAGCACCTGTAGCCGCACTGGCAGCAGCGCCGCCTTGCCCATTCTGACCTGCGTTACCATTGGCGGCGGTGCTCATGGTGTGGTGTTCTATGCGTTCAATGCATGATTGCAAGTGCTAGGATGCAGAATTTGCATGACGAGCCTCGGCGAGCATGCGCATCCACCCATCCGGATCGGCTTTGCTGACCTCATCGGCGAGGCGGCAGACTAGGTCCCTGGCGCCTTCCATGCGTTCCGTGAGGCGCTTGTCCGGATGGTACGTCGATCCCTGTTGCCGGCCTTCGACCATCAGCTGGTAGACGACACGCCGCCCCTGTGGCGTGGTCATCAGCCAGCGTAAATCCTCGGCACGGCGATCGGCTGCCAGTTTGAGGCGGTACTCCTCCGCTTCGCGACGTGCGGCAGCGCCGGGCGACAACGACTCAGCGGTCCGGCGGAGCCACTTGCTAGCGGCGTTAAGCGCGTTCATTTCTCGTCCATTTCCTGTCGCGCATGTTCCTGTGATTTGGCATCCTGACGAATCAACCAGTCGCGCACGGCTCCGAGTTGAGCGTAGAAGTTGCCTGCGCCGCTGCTGACAGTGATCGTCTCCCCGTCCTGCTGACGAGAGACAATGATGCGGATGGAGTCAAAGCGCTCACCGAGTTGTGCGACGTGACGCTCAAGCTCTTTGATGTCCTCGTCGCCGGTCACTGCTCGGCCGCTTCCACCATGTCAGTGAGCGCCGACTTGTTGCCTGTGTCAGTCTCACTGAGAGTCTTGGCGGTGTTGGCTGCGATGTTCGCGCGCTCGGCCTGCTCCTGCTTGGCTGCCTGCTCCGCACGCATCTGGCGCATCTGATCGCGCTTCTCCGGGTCGAGCAGGTAGCGAGCAGGGACGCCCGATTCCTTCGATTGGCCGCGCTCCAGCTCGTCCCAATCGTAGTTGTCGAGGATGTCGGGGCGAAGCTCAGATAGCGGCAACACGTGGTTGAGTAGATGGCCGTTGACGCTAGCCGACCGTTCCATCATCGCCGCCTGGGCGAGCACGGACTTATACGCCATCTTCAACGTCTGCCCCTGCAGTTCGGGCGGGGGCGGTGGGAGCTTCCCGCGCTGACCGAGGATGTCGATGCAGCGCGCCATACGCGGCGTAAGGTATTCGTTCATCAGGCGCAGAATCGGTGTCAAGGCGAGGCGCTTCTCGCGTGCGCGTTCCATGACTTCGCGAGCGGTCATTTTGCCGCCCTCGTCGTTGGCGAGCATGAGGAAAATATTGTTGTAGAATGCTTCCTCGATGCGCTCCTCGTGCTCGGCCACGGCCATGCGCGCCTTCTGCACGTCGAACTGCACTTGATAAATCGGGCGCACGCCTTCGGCGCTGGCGGCGTCGGTCGCCTGCGTGTTCGCGCCGGGCAGGAGCGAGTTGGCGCTGAAGTTGGATCCAGGCATCGACACCGTTGGCGGCTTGATGCCTATCTCGATGGCGAGCGCGATGTCGTACTCCAACGCCTGCAATGCTTTTGCATCGCCCAAGGCGAAGTGGCCGCAACCGAAGCCCCACGCGCTGTTGCCGCGGGTCTTCCAGCGTGCCACCTGGATCGGGAACGAGTCGAAGCCCTCCTCAAGCAACATGAGGTTTGGATCCTCGCCGTTGCCGTTGGCTTCGTAGTAGCACGAGTGGTACCGCTTGTCCTTCGACAGCAGGCGGCCGGGCACAAACGCCGGGTTGGGGAAGACCAAGTGCACAACGTCGAACTTTTGCTCGGAGCGGCCAGGCGTGGCCAGTGCGGTGCGCACGGCAAACGACAGGTTTTCCGCCGGGAACTCCTCCGCGATCTGGCGCGCCGTCATCACCAACTCACGCGCCACAACATTGATGTTCCGGCGGGCCGAATTGCCGATGTAGTACGTCCCCATTGGCAACGTGCCGAACCAGAACGCCGATTGATCGAACGCCTCCAGGCAGATGGAAGCGCAGGTGCCAAACGCGAGAATACTCTCGAAATCTTCGGGAACCACGGTGTAGAAGTTGGAGCGCTCCAGCTCGCTGAGAAGGATCTCGCTGACCTCCTCGCAGTACTTGCGGACGCTGTGAATGCTGTTGAGTTTGCGGTCCACGCATTCGATACCGGCCCACTGCTCGGTAGGATCACAGAGGCCATTGAACAGGCCAGAAACGGCGACGTGTGTCGCCAGCGTCGGCGTGTTGTTGATAATGAGCGAGTCGCGGCGCTGGCCGTTGTTGCTCACATCGGCTGACCACTCGTGCGAATACGGCGCGATATAATCGCCGATGTCCTTGAGCGGCAGCTCCCATGTGGTGCGCTCGACCTTGAGCGCGCCCAGCATGGCGTTGTATTTCGAGCGCTTGTCCTGCGGAGGCGCAACGACGGGCGTAGCGGTGGCGGCCATCACATCCCCAGCAAAGCGGCAAAGGTGGCGGGTCCGTTGCCGGTCGTGCCGAGGCCACCAGTGAGCAGAGTGCCGGACTTATTGCCCGGGCGATCAGCGCGAGCACCACGGCGAACGCGGACAGCGATCTGGTTGCGGGCTTTTTCGACGGCTTGTTTTTGTTGGTAGGCCAGCGCGTCGGCCTCGATCTGCGCGGCCTCCTCGGCAAGGCGTCCTTGCTGCATCTGGCGCGATTCTTTGTACTGCATGCCGCCCGTGACCGAGTTCTTAGTCGCTTCGTCCGAGTTCATGCCCTTGTTGCGGCTGTACTCGTATTGCCAGCTCATGCCGCCGCCCATGGAGGCCACGCCGTAACGGAAATGCTTGCGGCTCTTGTCGCTTAGCCCGATCTTCTTGCCGAGGGTGTCGGTAGTCTTCCTCACGTTGTCGACGGTTTCGGAAAGCCAGCTCATGCGCACCCCCAACCTATGCGGTTGGTGCATGCTATCAGATTTCACTATGCGCACAACGCATCAAGCTTAAAAACCTCTTGACCTCTGGAAACGAACAGCCCCGGGCTTGTGACCCGGGGCTCCTTGGCGACTCCCCCGACGCTCTCGGCCTGTTACGGCGTACATGCGTCGGGGTACCATCTCGCCGAGTTATTCCGCCCCACTCAAGGGGCGGGCTCGTAATCTTCTGACGCACAGCGGCGCCAGCCCATACGGGGTCGATCAGCCAGCCGGGCTTTCACCGGCACGGGGCGCTAGCTCCCCGCTAAAAGAATTGACAGCCATATGCAGATTCCAACTGCACTCTCCGCGTAAACAGCGCGGCGCATCGCGCAATGCTATCAGGCCGGCAATGCGACTAGCCTGCCAGCTTCTTGCGCAGGACAACCTCGACTTGCTCGTAACCGCAAACGGTAAGCCAGTCGGCAATGCGACCGCCCGGGACGGCAAACGTAAACGCCGAAGCTCCAGCGTCCCTGGCCGCCTGCTCAGCCGCAGCCAGTAGGCGGCGAGCCATCCACCGGTGCCCGGGGTCGAGATAGACCGCCAGCACCGTGGCGACCAGGTCGCGACTGACGTGCGAGTGGTTCATGGCCTGCGCCAGGTAGCCGACAGCGAAGCCATCGACGCGCGCCACCTGGAGGCACATGGCGAAGCCCTTGCTGAGCTTCTCCAGCATCGACCAATCAGGGTTCAGGTCCTCGACTGCGCCGGACTCCTTGTGGTTGGCGACGATCAGCGGACGCAGTTCGCGCACGAGGTCGGGGGTCAGAGTTTCGATGGCGATGTCAGGCACGGGAAGCCTTCACCACTTCAACGCCGTTGATCACGATGCCCTTGCGCATGAGTCGCCGGCTGTCGAGGTGCGGACCGCTGCACAGCTTGCCAATAACTTCGCGCTGAAGCGCGCGGTATTCATCAGCTGGTAAGGCGATGAGGTCCAGGTCGGGGCGCTGCTCGATGAGGCGCGTAATGTCGTCAATGGTGGTCATAGATCCATGTCCTCTGGCAACACGCCATCCGCAGCCTTGAGCAGGACCGCGGCCATCGCGCGCAGGTCGTCAGGTTCATGGACGAGGAATAGAACCTCGGGGCCATCGTAGCAACCGTCGCGCCCGACGCCGGTTCCCCAGGGAACGCTTCCGCCTGCGAGCATGGCATCGCCGGCTTCGGCCATGTGATTAGATCCAAGCACTGGCAACGCCTCGAAGCCTGTCAGCTCGGCATAAAACCAATCATTGTCTCCGCACTCCTTGACCTTGATGCAGAGGAAGCCGTCCACCGCGAACGGTTCGCACTTTTGGTAGATCGTTCCGGGTGGAGCGGCAAGAAATTGGGCGCGGTTCAGGATCTTCACTTTGTCACCGCCTCCGGAAAGGGCTGTAGCTCTGCCGGTCACCGCCGGCGATGATGACGGACGGGCGAGCGGTCACGACGTGCTGCAACTTCTTGGGCATGATGTCGACCGCAAAGCCGACAGCGAGCCCATCGGCAAGGTCGGGCGATTCGCCGAGGCGCTCCTTGATCTGATCCTTTTCCTCCAGGCGCAGCTTGCCGTTCTGCATCCAGTACGTGGGCGCGGTCAACTCGCGCACCAGCTCCGGAACGTTTGGCAGGCATCCGCCGCCCTTGACCCACTCGGCGAGCTTCCACCAGATTTCCGCGCGCTTGTTGAAGAACCGCGGGTCGGACGGGGCACCGCTGAACTGCACCTCAATCGGATCCCAATTCGCCAGACGCAGTGCATCTACGGCACCAGCACCATACCCGCCCGTGCCATCGATGAGGATTCCATCGGCCCATCCACTCGCACGCTCAGCCACGCGGCCGGCGATGTCCTCAGAACGCGCGTTGCGCATGATGTCAGGCTGGAATGCCGCCAAACCCTGACGCTTCCAGATCACGGTGCGGTCATCGCCAAAGCGCGCCACGTCGGCGCTCACCACCTTGGGCGCGAAGCTGTAGGCGTCGGGCTTGACGATGCGCCCGAGGGCGGCCGTGACCTCCTCCGCGCCCAGCAGTGTATTGATCGACGACGGTGGGAACTTGCCCAGCACGTAGGCCATGCACCACGGGTTGCCGCGGCCCCACTTGTCGATCATCTCTTGCGCCCACTCCTTGGACACGCGAGGAGTGCGCTTCGGGTCCTCGGGGTCGGCGGTGATCTCCACCACGGTCCACTTGCCGCGGTTCGTCATGGCCGACTCATAGAGCCAGCCTTCCAGGCTGATCGGGTTACCTGCCTGCGCGATCATGCCACAGCGCACGCCGCCCATCGCTTGTTCAGCTGCGCGGCCGATCGCTGGCGACAATCCGCCAGACTCGTCACCAAGCACGAACGCAAACTCGGAATGGAGACCGGAGAGCGTGCTCCCCTGCTCCTGCGCGTTCGCGGTCTTGGCGAATGATCCAAAGTCCAAGCGCCACGTGTCCGGGTGGTCGTTCGCATAGATGCGCTCAGAGTTATGCGTGAACGCAGCCGACAGGTACGGGCTACGGCTTTGCCACTTGGCCAGCTCGGGCCAGAGGTTGCGGGCGAGGTTGTCCGCAGTGATCGAGACCGCGATGCCCTTGGGGTGTTGACCCTCGTCAGCCATGCACGTGAGGAACCACCAGCCCAGCCACGCGAGCACCGCCGACTTACCAGGGCCAGCACACGCCTTCATGCAAATACGGTTCACGCCCTGCGGTTTGAGGGAGAGCAACACGTCGCGCTGCCACTCGTCAGGCGTGACCTGGAAGTTGTCCCACACGAACGACACCGGATCGAGTCGCCATTTCCGAATGACGGACGCTGCGGGAGTCACGGTGTCACCGGTGCCGACTCGGTCGGTGTCTCTGGTTTCGCTTCGGGTTCACCCCATGAATCGCCGAGGATCTTCTCCAACGTCAGCTTGCCAGAGTGCTCAACCTTCTGGCGTTCCTGCCAACGATCGAGGCGACGATTCGTGAGCCAGAACTTGGCCGCGGCAGTGTCGGGCGGATAGATCATGGTGACCTCGTGCCGCTCAACCACCGAGCCCATGCCCTCGCCACGTGACACGGTCATCAACTTGGTTTCCGGATGCTGGTATCCGACCGCACGCTCGAACAGCGCGCGCTCGACGCGGATGTCGGCGTCCTCTTCGCCCTGCTGCAGAGCTGCCGAAAACTCGGGGTAGTTCTTGCGCCACTCGTCGAACGTTGAGCGTGCGACGCCGATCGTGTTTGCGATGTCCTCCATGGTCTTCCCCTCACCCCGCAATTTCCGGGCGAGCACGGTGCAAGCGATAGGGTCGTAAACGCTTGGACGGCCAGCGCCGTGCTTGCGCTTCCGTGGCGGCTTCCGCTTCGATTTCGTGCTCCGTGGCATGGCTAAGTCCTACCCTTCCCCTGTTGACTTGGAACCGAAACAACTCCCCAGGGCTCCAAATCAATCATGGCAACCCTGACGCATCCGCGCCAATCGGCGACGGTGTAGCGGTCGCCCTGGTCGTTAATGATCGTCATATGCTGGGCGGCCATCAGTTGATCGATCATGCTCTCGCCCCGGCTGTAAGGCCCCGGGGTCACACTGCCCGTCCCTGTTGACATTGAACCAGAAACACCATCTAGATTGATGCTTGCCGCCCGAAGGTGCCGAACGGTCTTCCAGTCTTGTAGGTTCACACCGGGGAGCCAAACCTCGTCGAGCTTCTCCAACGACGCCACCAGCGGGATGTTCCGTCGCCCACCGCTCGCGGCCTGCAAATCGCCTCGCGTTGGGTCAGTCATTGGGCCGCCGAGTCGGAGGACGCCGGCTTGATCTCCTCAACATCAGGCTCCCCCAAGCTCATCACCTCGACCTCCTCCTCCTCGAACTCGCTCTCTCCGAGCTTGTGCTTGGCGATGGCTTCGTCCGGAGACGACGCCTCGACAGTGAAGGTTTGCGCGCCATGAGCGCTAGTGACTGCGCATGTAAGACGATACTTCACGGTCCAAACCTCCGCCGATTGTTCTTCCTGACCTGATCCCGCGCCCACAGGAGCACTGGCCCTGGCACGGTGAAACTCTGCTCGCCGCGGTTGTAAGCCTCAAGCTCCAGCCTGATGGCCATGGGGCCGTGTTCGTGGCACCAAGTGCGCCCATCGCAGGTCATAAACCAGTTACGCCCCACGATGGCGCCGCAGCTCGCACACGGCATGGTTTCTTCAGCCTCGGGCATCGTGTCCCCCTTCCGTCGCAATCCCGTGCTCAATCCCCAACGTCCCAAGATGAACGGCAGCGAGGTGCTTCCTGGTCTCGATCTTCAACTCGCGCCACGTCGCCAGAGCGGCCCGAAATCCTGAAGGCATCCTCACCGCCTGCTTGAGATCCCGACGCCAGGCCAGCACGGCGGCGATCTCCCCGATGGCGAGCCCGTCCGTGTCCCTGGCCCATTCGATAGCGAGATCGCCCTCCAGCGGGCAGCCAAACACCCGCAGCAGGTCCAGGACCTTCCCGGCGTTGATCGCCATGCGCACCGCTGCAGCGCTCATGCCCTGGGCTTTTCGGCTGAGGGGTTTCTCTGGTTTCATCTCCTGGTCTGCCTTCGCGCCGTCGCCGCCCGTCGCCGGTTGCGTAAGAGACGCCGGCGACGGCGGCGACGGCAATATAGATTCTTCTTGTCCCTGTCCCTGTCCCTGTCCCTGTCCCTGTCCCTGTCCCTGTCCCTGTAATAGCCGTGACATACCGCGTGACTCGTCCCGTGACTGTCCGTGTGACAGGTCTGTGACGAGTCGGCGGAGATCGGATGTCGTGGTGTTCCAGGGCGGCACGTGACCGGCCGCCCGGAGTTGCTCGAACATGGCCGAGCGGTCGGCGCGTTCCTTGGCCTTTCTCTCCCGCTCATGGTTGGCCGCGGTCTCGTTCTGTACCTTACGATCCCATGCCTCTTGGACCTTCTCCTCAATCACCCGATGGTGGAGTCGGTCGTCTTGCCCCAGGGCCCAACCCCGCATGGCGCCGGCCTTCACCCGCAGCCATGACCGTCGATCTCGGCCGTAGCCTGCCAGATGGGCGAGCGCCACGTCATCGTTGGGCAGCGTCCCCGCCGGCACCTGGTGCCACGCAGCGCACCACAGCAGTACCGCGGCGCGGAACTCGTCACCGGTGGCGGTGCTCGCCAGTTCACTGTCACGCAATCGCACCACGTCCAGGGGCATGAAAGCAAAGTCTCGGAGGTCGATGGATGGCAGAGGGTCAGGCATGGCGCTCATTCTTGGCTGATGGTCTGATGGGTGAGTTTGTCGATGTCCGCGCAAAGCCGGTCCGCCTGCTCGACGATGTTTCGCGCGCCGCGGATCTCGGCGTCAAGAACACCAGCGGCGGCGATGCGCTCAAGCTGGCCGATGCGCACGGAAAGGCAGTGGAGAGCCGTCCATTGGGCGAGGATGGCCTTGGCACGGACAAGGAGCTTGCTCTCGGCCGATGCACGGCGTCTGCGGACTGAACCGCCGGGGAGACCGCTGCGGCAGATCATGCGTCACCAAACAGCGACTGTTGCCTCGGCGCGATCTTCGTCGGCACGGAGTCGCCCTTCTTCCGATTCCTGCGCCGCGCCGTCTGTTCGGGCGTCTGCGCCCGCATCCACTCCCTGACGCTCATCACCTTGGCGCCGGCCTTGATCGCCAGGGCACGCTTGCTCGGGATGCAGTCGTAGTGCCAGAGCGAGCCGTGATCCTGATACCACTCGCGCTTGAGGCCGATGGCCTGAGCGATGCGGTGGAGCTCGTCGTCGTCGCCTTCGTCGCACCACATGTGCGACCAGTTGTTGCCGTGGCGCCGCGCACCTGGCTGGATGCATTCGGTGGCGTAGGTGCTGATTTCGTCGACGTAGACGCTCATTGATGAACCTGCTTCCGCTTCCACCAGTGCATGCGAACCCCCCTGAACCACGACCACGAATAGAAGAAGCACAGGCAGAAAATGCCCCACTGCCCTGCCTGCCACGTCGCGTAGAACCAGAACGGCTGCGCGGCCAAGCCGAACAGGCAGGCGAAGCGCCGCACGTTCTCGCGGTGGTCCTGACTCAGACGAACCGCCGTCACTCCCAGCAATCCCAGGGCGATTTGATCAATCATGCGACCTCCAGTTCGCGCAGTAGACGCCGACCAATCCACCGCATCACCGGCACGGCCATCGAGTTGCCCAGCGCCCTGTAGCGCGGGCCGTCAGCGGCTGGCTTGCCTCGATACGGGACCAGGGTGGAGCCGTCGGGAAATCCCTGAAGGCGTTCGCATTCGGTTGGGGTTAGACGACGAACCAGCACACCGCTCAGCAGCGCATTTTCCTGGCCCGTATTCCTGCCTAGCGTGTGGCCGATTTCTGAGATGCCCGGATCTTGGGTGCCGTGAACAATGATCGGAGTCCCACGCCCCGTGCCGTCCTCGCTCGCGTCCGCCCCCTCCGCCTTGAGCGCATGGGTCCGGTCGCCAGTGACGCACAGCGCCTCACTTTCAAAATCCATGCGCCCGCTGCCGCCCTTGGCATTGAGCGCGGGACCTACTTCAATTGCCCCCCCCGTGTTATTTCCGCCGAAAACTTGGATTCCTCCGGCAAGGTCGAAATCGGTACCAAGTCCGCCACCTCCTTGAGTGCGCGCGCTAATGGTTCCGGTAACTTCTTCCCGCGCTTCTCGGCTCGGCGGAGAATCCCGGCGCACGCCTTTGGACTCAAAAAGTACCGCGCAGGGATCGAACCCTTTTCGAGCACTTGCGACAACGAACACACGACGGCGTCGTTGGGCCACTCCGAAATATTGGGCGTCGAGGATGCGCCAGCAGACTGTCCTCGTGGGTCCAAACACAGCACCAGCGTTCGACCATTTGCCCCCTGGTGGGATGAGTGCGTCGACTTCACCGGCAAGCCCAGCAAGGAAGCAGCCAAACGCGTTGTCTTTGGTACTGAGCACTCCGGGGACGTTTTCCCAGACGATGACGGCCTCTGGAAGTCCTCGGGCTCGTCGAACATCGTCAATTGCATTGGCGAGGCGGCAGTAGGCGAGAGAGAGCTGACCACGGGAATCCTCCAAAGATTTGCGAAGTCCTGCCACGCTGAACGCTTGGCAGGGAGTGCCACCGACCAGTACGTCGGGGGCGTCGATCTCGCGGGCGGTAACGCGCTCCGCAATTTTGGTCATGTCGCCGAGGTTGGGCGTCTCGGGCCAGTGCCGGGCGAGCACCGCCGAGGGGAACGGTTCTATCTCGGCGAACCACGAGGCGCGCATGCCGAGCGGTTCCCATGCGACGGACGCGGCTTCGATGCCGCTGCAAACTGAGCCGTAGGTGAGCGGCAGCCGCGCCCGGCCCAACACCGACAAATCACCAACCACAGTATCGCCATGGGGACAATGAAGGCGGTTCATGGCGCGTCACCGATCAAAGAATCCGGCACCTCAAAAAAGCCCAGCGAACCCTTGAAAGGCACGAACGGCAGCGGCCGCGGATTTCGCAGTACGAAACCGTAGCGACCGAAGAACCACGGCGACGGCGACGACTCCACGCAATCGACGATTTCAACAGAACCAATGATGCCACCGCGCTCGAAATAACTCTCGATGGGCATGGTGGTGATGCCTGCACGAGACGCGACCGCGCACGCGTCGTTATAACTCTCGTGATCGTTCGCCTTCGCCGCGTGGATGAGCACGCGACCGCGGACCTTGGTGGACCAGTCGCGGTTTTCGATGGGCTTGAGGCCTTGGATGATGAGCCACGCCCAGGGCTGGCGGATAGAGAGGCACCTCACGGCGTCACCTTCCCCGCCACAGTCCCGCCACAGATCGCCACATCGATCATCACCGGACCCTTACACTCGACGGCCCGAGCAATAACCTCCAGTTGACTAATGAGTCTGTCGGCGACGGCGGGGGATGGGACGACGAGGATGTGGCGGGGTTCCGGATCAGGCGCCGCCGCCACAGTCCCGCGTGCGGATTCGTAGGCATCCAGAACGGCGCGTGCTTTCTTGCGGACAAAGTCTGCTGCGCGCTTAGTGCGTTCGGCTGACAGCCCAAAATAAGGCCACGCCCAACCATGTCCTCCCGCCTCTTCCGATTGCTCAATGCGATGCAGTAACTCGGCGGCCCGCTCAACATCGGCGTCGCTCACCGTCACAGGAACCGGAGCGGGCTGGGTTTGGTCCGCAATCCCGGGACGCATGTCGTTCCCCGCCGTCCTCTGGCGGTGCCAGTTCGCACACGCTGCCGCGGTCGTAATGATGTGATGGAGCCCCTTGTCGGTGTTGCCGGCAGCGAGGTTGTGAAGCGCCTTCCCGGCGAGGTATCCGATCAGCCAGAACCAATCGGCATCAGTCTTCCCCGCGTCCTGCTCGGCGGGCCAGCGCAAGCGCTGATGCGCCGCCTCGTTGCTGGCGCCAATCAGAAAGTTGGCAATCTCCGGTGTGTTTATGATCGCGCGCAGTTTGTCCCGCTCATCCCGCGCCCGCTGCTCCTCCTGAATCGCCAAATTCTTCCATCGGATCGCCTCGTCACGCTGCCCGGCCATCTCTACCGCCTGGCTCTCCGCCTTTTTCGCCAGAACCATCCAATCCCTGGCGAACTCGCCCAGGTGCCGCGCCACATCCACGGCCGGCGACGGGTCCACCTCACAGGTAGCGCGCTCGTGCTCCTGGCGGATGACGTTTGCCAACTCGGCATAACGCTCCAGCGCCACGTTGAGCTTGCGCACCGTGTCCTTGGCCACTGCCGGCAAGTCACTCCAATCGTGCATCACGTTTGGCGCCGGCTCACCCTTGAGCGCGTGCGCAGTTCGCTTCAAAAGGTCGCCCAGCTTTTCACCCAGGGCCGTGGCTTCTTCGCGTTCGGCAATCAATTCCCGGTATGCCTCACCCTGGAGGTAACCACACGCACAGCGGCCGGCCGCCTCGTCCAGACCGCCGCACGTCGGAAGGTGACCCGTGCGGAATTGGGCCGCCTCGTCCACGATCGGCCGCACATGCTTGGTAATGATGTCGACCAGCTCGCCGGCCACCTGGAGGCGGAGCGATTGTTTGGTGTCGATGAACTCCGCCACAGCGGCGTTGATTGCGTTGGTCAGCTCCACGTGATGACTCCGAAAGAGGTAGAGAAACAAGGTCCGGTTACTTTCCGCCGGTGAAGCCAGCCCTCGACACGTGATTCCGTTAGGCTCGGACTTAGGACTCCGGACGGGGTAATCCGGCCGCACGTGTCGCGGGGCGGTTATGCTAACGCCGACCCTAGTCGGCCCCCTCGTTGCTTTACTTGCGACCCCACAGGACGACGCGATCGGTGTCCTGTCCGACCTTCTCGACGATCGAGTCGAACGCCGCGCGCTTGGTCTGCTCGATGAGTTGCAGATCCACGCCCATCGTCAGGCGACCGCCGTCCTTGTTGAATCGGAACTTGGCGGTCATGGCGACCGCTTCGCTACCGACGTAAGGACGGAGCAGGATCTTGAACTCTTTGGGAACCGGCACGCCGTTGCTCGTGCCGTTCACTTCCTGTGCAAAATGGAAGTGGACAGATCCATCCTCAAGGCGCTTGTGGCTCTTGAACTCGGACGAGCCCGACGCTTCTAGGTTGAGCGCCATTTGTGCAAGGCTGGCCGCTCCCGGTGATTGAACGTCCGGCGCGTTGTCCTCGATGAAGATGGCGAATTGCTCCTGTGACACGCGCTTGCCGGACATGCCGACCCACGCGAGCCACTCGGGGCTGTGCTTCGCCTTGAAGGTGGCGATGTGATCGTGGTAGCGAGCGCCGCCGGATTCTTCCGCGTTGTCCTGGTGGTGGTCCAGAACGCCGACGATGGTCGACGTGTCGAGATCGGCGAACAACGTCGAGTCCGCGTCCTTGAAGCGGTTAAAGTATTCGACTAACGACGCGGCATTATCGAACGTCGGACAAGCTCTGATGTGCTCGGGGCGCGGGCGTTCGTCGAGGCGTTCGAGGTGGATGACCTGATAGCCTTCCGGCGCCAGCGTGTACGGCTTGAAGCCGGACAGGTTGCGCACCTCGCCAAAGCGAGCGCCGGCATTGATTGCCGCCTGGGTGTTGTTGGGTTCGTTCATGTGCTTTCTCCGATTGGTTGGAGGGGTTCAACGACAAGGCCCGGCCACCATGCGATGGACCGGGCGAGCTAGTAACTTTGTCCGTACGTCACGCCGAGCGGACGCCGGGGATCTCCTGTTGCGGGTTCTTGTCGGTGACGCCGCCGTCCGGGTCGACAAAAAGCAGGGTGTTGCTCTTGGGCAAAGCCGGGAGCTTGAGCTTGATGTCGTCCTCGATCCAGGTGCGCTCGATCTCGTCGCCCTTGGTGCCCTTCTCGACGCCGGCCGGGGAAAATTTCAGCTTGAGGTGGACCTCGGCAGGTTTTCCGGTTGCCTTCATGCGCTCGATCGCGGTCTCGATCGCTTCGGCGATTTCCTCGTTGAGCTTGCCCTCGCGCAAACGCATGAGAGTGGTGGTGCCTTGTTCTTTCATTTTGATTACTCCTTGCCCGATGGGTTGGCGTCGGGCGCCGCGGTGGTTTGGTCGGTGATCTCGATCACGGTCAGCGGACGCCGTCCGTACTTCCTGGCCCATTCCTCGGGCAACTGCGACAGCACAGCTTGCCGGTAGGCTATGCTGGCCATGCGGTCGTTGTCGTCGACGAGGGCGCCGGCCTTGACGAGACCGTCGATGAACGACTTGGCGCCGCCGATTATGTTTGCCGCGTCCGTGATCCGCTGCTTGCGGTAGCTGGTCACCACGACAGAGCGCGGCCCCTTCGCGTTGCAGATTTGCCACGCCACCAGGCGGACCATCTGCGCAACCCGCGCAACGTCGCGGTGGTTCGCGCGCCAGTGACGGCGAGTGGTGACGTTTTGTGACGGGATGTTGTAGGGTATGGCGAAGATCACGAGCGGTTCCTCCGCTTCCCGTGAATAAACACCGCATCATAGATCCCGCTGACGGTCGACTCCATCGCCTTGGTCAGCGGATCGCCCTTGCGAGTGCGTTTGTCCATGGCGTCGACGAACTCGACCTCCCAATCGGTCAAGCGGTACTCGTCGCTGTCGAGGTCGACGAGCGCGGCGAGTTGATCGGCGATGGTCATGGGCATTGCGCCTCCGTCTTGGCCAACAACGCCCGCCCGCTCTCAGTGATGAAGTGCACGGGAAGGTTTTCTCGCTTCACAAACTGACGCCGCTCAATTGCGCCGAATGCCCAGCAAACGCCGAGCGCAAGATTGATGTCGGCAGGCTTGAGGCTTGGGAAGGTGCGGGCGAGATCCGCGGACGTGCAGCCTTGGTCGCCTAGCTTGGCGATTTGCGCGCACAGGAGGCGGCGCAGTTCTTTCGCGGGATCGACGGGCTTGATGGCGAGCGCGCGGCCGGCGGGGCGACAGAGGCGCACGCGCTTCTGCGTCTCCTTGTCTATCGTGTCGCCGCATTCCTCCAGGAGTCCGGCCTCGATCAGTTCCGTGCACCTCGGGCGCACCTGATTGGGCTCAGTGAAGCCCATACGGCGCATGACCTCCCGGTCGGCCATGGGGTACGTGGCCTCGACGTAGACCTTGAGCACGGCCTGAGCGCGGTCGCTGATGTTGAGCGAGTGGTATGCGCTGACGCTGTTGGCGTGGACGGTCATGGATCAGCGTTTCTGCTCTTTGATGCTCGGCGACTTGGGGACCTTAGAGACAGCCGGCGCGATCACGCTCAGCACCTTGGCTGCCTCCGCCTTGATCGTCGCGTGCTCCATCAGCTCGCGGACCTGTCCCGCTTCCTCCGCCAAGTTGAACGCCTGCATGGTGTCAATCTTGGTCATCATCGCACCGGGTTGCAGGACGAAGCCGTCAGCGATGCCGCCGGCCTCCAGGTACGGCTTGGCAATGTCCTTGATCGCCTCGTCGAGCGCTCCGCCAATCTTGCCGGCGGCGATCTTCTCGCCCCATGCGACGGGGTCTGTCGGTGCGCCCATCAGCTTGAGGGCTTCGCTGGTCTGCATGACAAGTCTCCTCGCCTCCGCGCAGTGCGGGAGGGCTTTGCAGTGCTCGCATGCCGTCAGACTGGCGTGCACCTCGGTGTCGGATTCGCGCGCGCCATCGGTGACGGAGCGGATCCATGTGATGTTGGCGGTGAGCGATTCGGTGGTGTATTTGGCGGACGAATGGCGGAGGTGCTTCTCGGCGCGCGGCTGAAAAATGTGGACCTCGACGGTGTCCACCTTGAACGATGAAGCGGCCATGATTGCGTAAGCGGATAACTGATCGTGGTCCGCTGCCTCGCCCTGATCGTTCATGCCGCTCTTGAGATCGATAACGATCACGCGCTTGAACGGATCGACGAGCACGCAGTCAGCCGTGCCGCCGTTGACCAGGCCAAGGCCTGCGCCATCGAGGTGATGCTCGACCAGAATGTTGTCCGCGTCGATCCCGCGGGCGACGGCCAGGTCGCGCACGAAATCAACGTAGAGTCCGGCGCAGTGACGGTCCCAGCCGTTGAGCGCGGCGCACTCCTCGGGCTCGGGCAGGCCTTGCAGGAGTGATGCGGCGAGCGCGTGGACCAACGTGCCGAGGGCGGCGTCGTCGGCGTCCGGTGGCTTGCCGTAGGCAGCGAGGACCGCGGCCTCCATCGTGGGTCTGCCTGGGCAAAGGCTGATCGCCTCCAGAGCGCTGGGGCGGATGAATGCGTCGAGGTTGTAACTCATCCGACCCACCCCTTCCCGAGGCACGCGCAGCAGTAGCCCTGCGCCTCGTTGTCGATGCCTTTCGCCTTGCACGCCTCGCAACGATGCCGCGACTCGCCGGCCTCACTGAGGGCGAGGATGTGCTCATCGTAGAGCGGTAGCCCGTAGCTGCGGCGATAGCGGGCGTCCTTGAGGTACGATTGCATAAATTGCGGCGTCTCATCCGGCGACCGCTTCATCGCGTAGAGCCACGACGCGACACAGCCGAGCGCCTCGTCCATGCTCAGGTGGCCGGTGGTGTGCCCCTGGCAAACGACCTCCAGCTCCTTGCCGAGGGTGCCGACCATTTCGCGGACGGTGATGGAATCGAGTCTCATGGCGCGACTCCGAGAATGGCGCGCAGTTCGTCCGGTTGCGTTTCTGCCACGCGACGGCGTGCGACCTCGATGTAGTGGTCAGATGATTCAATGCCGATGAATCGGAAGCCGTCCATGGCACAGGCAATGCCGGTAGATCCACCGCCGGTGAATGGGTCCAGCACAGTGCCGCCCTCGGGGCAAACCACCGACAGCAGTTTGCGCAGCAGTTCGACCGGCTTCTCGGTTGGGTGCTCGCCACCGCGCACCGGCTTGCATTGCAGAACGTTCCCCACGTCACGGCGGCGCGGCTCGAGGCCCTGTTCCTTGGTGAAGTGCAAAACCATTTCGTGCTGGTTACGGAAGCACGCGCCCATGCCAAAATAGGTCTTGTCCCACACCAGCACGCCCGCGTGGCGCATGTCGACCGACTCGATGGCCGCCGATAGGTGCGGCAGCATTCGCCAATCAATAAACGCCAGGAAGTGGCCGCCCTTCTTCATCACCCGGCGGCACTCGCGGGCCACCTCGCGCATCAGATAGCCGAACCCAACGACCGTCAGGCTGTCACCGTCGAACCATGTGGCGTCGTCAGCCTCGCGGTTCATCGCCTTTCGCAGTCCCTTGGCTGCTTCCTTGCGGGTACCGCTGGAATAGGGCGGATCAGTGAGCACGCAGTCGACGGAGTCGTCAGGGAGAGAACGGAGAACGGCGAGGGCGTCGCCGTGGTGGATGACGTGTCGATCGCTCACGGACGCACCGCCTTCATAGCGGTCTGTTCGATCATCTCGATGTGTGCCCCGTCCACGATCGCGCCGGCATCGATCGCGCGCTTGATGGCTGCCTCGTCGAGACGGACGAGAATCTCCATGCCGACCTGATAGGCGGCAGCGACCTTGCGCGGGTCGGTAATGATCAGCTTGGGGACAAGGCGCGTGGTGACCGCGGACGGTGCCACGGGGGCGACGACCGGCGCAGGCTTCACCGGTGCGACCACCGGTGAAGGAGTGATGGCCACCGGCTTGGCTTCCACTGGCGTTCCGAGGACCTCGGCCAATTCCTTGGCCTGACGTTCCGCCTCGTCGCGTGCCGCTTTCACCTTGGCCGCATGCTCCTCGTCGGCGATCCTCTGCTTGGCCGCGCGCTCCTCCTCCGCCTTGCGTTCCGCCTCACGCTGGGCAGCGAGCGCGGCGTCCTTCTGTTTCTTGTCGTACGCGGCGATGCGGCCGACCAGCGAACGGTGCGCCAGGACCAACGGATCGAGCGTCGCGGCGATGATCGACTTGCATGCGCGTTGCGTGTCGAGTAGCGGGCTCTTGAGGTACTCCTCGCGCGCCTCGATCTCCTTCTTGGTCGCGTGCATGACCGTGGCTAGGTCGTTGGCCCTAGCGAAGCTGGACGGGTCGGTGATTTCGAAGCCAGAGGAGGCGACCAGGGCGGCGGACTTATCAGCCACCTCCTGCCTGAGCACTTCCAGCGTCGGGGCGAACACCTCGGCAGCGGCGCCGGTGTGCTTGATGACCAGCGACGGGCCGCTCACAGCTCGACTCCCTTGGCAAACTGAGCGGACCACGCGGCGACGCGCTGCTCCAACTCGACCAAGTACAACTTGCGGCTGTCGTCCGTCTCACCGCCGAGATCCGAGACGGTCCTGATCTGCCACTTGGCGTTGTGCTCCTTGATGACGGCGAGGAGGCACGCGCCGGCCTGCTTGGGCTCGGTCAGAGTGGAGAGATGGGCACAGCGCTTGTAGATCAGGTCACAGGTCGCCGCGGCGGCGTCCATCGCCTCAGCCTTTTGCATGCTGGTAAGAGGGCGCTGTGGTGACTCATCCTTATCCGCTCCGGCCTTGGCGATGGACTCGACAGCTTTAGCCGCCTCATCGGGTGTCGCGCCGGCAGTAGTCATCAGACCGGTCACCGCATCCGTCACCGTCTTGGCCTGGGCATCCGTGGGCGCCTTGTCCTTCACCGTGCGCACCTTGCCCGGTTTTGGTTCGTCGTGGACGGTGGCAGTGCTGGTCACGTCGATCGGGTCGGCGTCCGCCATCTCCTCGGCCATCTTGAAGCCGGCGAGCGTGTCGGCGAAGGTGTCGCGGAGAGCGAACGCGCGGGCGCGCATCTGCATCTGGCGCTGTGGCGTCTTGGACCAGGGGCCTTCCTTCTTCCAGAGTCCCGCCTCTTTCGCCTCGATGACGGAGAACGAGCGGACGATCGGCTCCCGTCCCTTGCGCTTGGCGATGCAGACCGCGCGGAACGTGTCCTCGTAGGGCTTGCCCTCGAACGATTCGAGGCAGTCCTCAAAGTGCGGGTTGTTCATGCAGACGGCGAGCAAGAGATCGCCCCAAACGCTCGGGCGTCCGTTGATGTCGGCGATGCCGGCCATGGCGCTGAATACGTCCACGCCGAGGCGGGCGCCCATCGCGCCGACAACCATGATGCTGTCAGGCTTGCCGCGGAACGCCTTGGGGACGAAATCGGTCTTGGAGAGCATCGTGCAGAACGTCTGCACCTGCTCGATGGTCTGCGGAGACATGAGCAGGCCGAAGCCTGCGGCGGGGGCGGATGGTTGGATGGAGAGAGCGGAGGTAGACATTTGTTTTCCTGGTTGGTGGTGGATGAAGAAGAGGGGCAGGCCTTCCACCTGCATGTGGTCGCTCGGACGTTCAAATGCCCGAGTCCCCTTAGTCCGACCGGTCGGAGCCCTCAGAAAAAAACCGGCTAGCGGATCGTGGCCACGACCACATGACACCGTCAAACGCACACCGGCGATGCGCTCGACCGCCTATCCATCATCGACCGTGCCCGTGGGCCGTGCCTAGGAATTGGCGCTATGGGGTTGAAATCAGCGACGAGAGAGGAGGACCGAAGCGAGAGCGATAACCCGCGCCGAGTAGTCGCGCGCCGTTCGTGATCGGTACCGATTGCCAGCGTTGTAACGTGCGACCGCATCGGGCCAGTTGCCGGCCTTGACGTAGCAGCGCACCAGCCACAGGCGGGCAAGCGATTCAGCATAGACGGTGTCGCGGTGGACGCGGGCGTGGTTGGTGACACCCATATCGGTGAGCACTGCGGGCGAGAGCTGGAAGGGCGAGACCTCGCCGTCAGCACCGCGCGACCACTTGCCGCGCACGTCGCCGATGGATCGCCACTCGGTGCCGGTTTCGACGGCGGCGATTGCGGCGACGATTCGATCGGGGACCTCGACGGCCAACCCAAACCGGCACACGATCAGAGTCAGGGCGATGGCGAGGAGGAACGCAAGGTGCGGTTTGCAGTTCGCCCACACGGCAGCGATGGCACGGTCGCGCATCATGCGCAGGGCGTGCGGGTTGGTGAGGGATGGGCGCGGGGTGATCATTTCGACACCGAACCGGCCAGGAACACAATGGCAGTGATGGCACCGACCGAAGCCGCCAGGAACCACAGGACGGTGGACCAGGGCACGGGCTTGTGGTCGAAATCGCCCGAGGCGATGCAGTCCTCGCAGTCTTGGCACACAACGCTCACCGTCATCTGTTGGCATCCGTCGACTGCACACTGGCGCGGCACCGGCAGCGGCGTGCACAGGTCGTGCGCGTACTTGTCGCATGCGTGGCGGGTGTTTGCGCGTCGCGCCTCAACCAGCTCGGTGGTCGTTGTCTTGTCGTCGGCACAGACGGTCGGGTGGGCGATCATCGACTCGGTCGGCGTCGCCTCGCGTGGCTGACAGTCGTGAATATCAGCAAGAAAAGCGTTGTTTGTACGTGCGCCACAGGTGGCGCAGTGCAAGAAAAGGGCGCCTGGATCCGGGGAGTGATTGCGCCAGGAGTGGGGACGGGCGGGGCTCATGCGACCGCCTTGCGCACCAGCGACACGGTGCCGCTTTTGGCGTCGATGCCGACGTCGAGACCGTCCGCCTTGAGC